TCTTGATCTCGTCCTTTGACTCAAGCACCTTGCGACCAGCCTGGTCAAACCAATACACAGGCGTTGCCATCTCTTGCTTCAATTGAACGTCATTCGGTATCTTGCCACCCTGCTCAATCCATTCCTTCATGCCCCACCACATCTCGGTGCGTCGGTTCGTGAATTGGTCAGGCTGAATGGCGCGGCCACCAAACGGCACTTCGATGGGGTCAAAGTCGAGTTGACGCAGCCTGTCAATGACTCCTGCACCTGCACCGCTGTCAACAAACACCGCGTCCGGCTCCCATGATTCCATGACCGCCGCAACGCGAGCAGCCAACTCCATGTTGTCAATGCCCCTGTACACAAGGGGTGGAAACGCGACAAGACCCTGACGCTTGAAGATCACGCTGCGGTCATCACCGAATCGTGCAGGGTCAACGCCAATGATGCGGGGTGATCCTTCAATGTCCTTGTCCGTATATTCGCGGCTTGCTGCAAGTTCAGCGTCAGACAGGCTGATCAACTGGTCATCGCCGGCGGCGGCAAAGTCGCACAGATACTCGCGAGCAAACGCAGTCTCAGGCATGTCGCGCTTCAGGCGTTCGACTTCATTGGGATCAATTGCCTGGGTGTCGAAGACCGTGTACCGAGCGGCGTTCCAATCGGGCAGCGACTGTGCGCGGTAGTACAACTCGCTAAACAGGTTGATGCCTGACGGTGTCCCAATGAACATTGCCCAGCCCTGACGGTCAGACAATGCCGGCTGAATGATGTCGTTCCACACCTCCGGCTTGACCTGTGACACCTCGTCAATCACGCACCCGTCAAGTCGAACACCGCGCATTGCGTCGGGGTTGTCGCCACCAAATATACGAATGACGCACCCGTTGTGCTTAAACGTAACGAGCAGGTCGCCCTCGTTGATGTCAATGGCGTTCTCCATGAGGAGCGGCGCAAGTTTCTGTTTGAGCCGCGCCCAGGCAATAGCCTTGGCTTGCTTTAGGAACGGTGCAATGTAGAAGAACAGGCCAAGTTCCTGCTTGAACCGGATCGCCTTGTCAATCAACTCCATGATGGCAAGTTCAGTCTTGCCAGCGCGACGGTGCAGGGCAAGCACAGTGAACCTGCGCTTACTGACATGGCATGTCCGTTGCCATGCTCGCGGCTTGTACTGCAAACTGACGGTGCGAGCCATTATCGTTCCGGTACGCCTGTTGCCACCATCAGGCTGATGCCACCGGAATGGTTCATGTCAACGCGCTCTGCCCATCTAGCGGGGTTCCACATCCGAAGGCACTTCATCCGGGTATCGACCTGCAAACGCCTCCAAGCGGCTTGTACTGCGTCTGTAGGCTCTGTGTCGCACAGGGTCTTGCACTCCTCAAGCATTGCCTCTTGTCCCTTGTCACGGGCGACCTTATAAAGTGCAGCAAATTCCTCGTCTTCCTCTTTCCATAGGTGAACCGTACGCACATCCGGGTTGCCCTTGCGGTTGGCAAACTCAAGCAGGGTTCCACCTGTTGACAGCCAATCAAGTACTTCCGCTGCCTTGGGGTTGTGCATGACCGGGCCGCGCTTCGGCTTGCCCACTGGTCGCTTGATCACAGAGGTACTGGGTGACTTTTTTGTAAGCGCGAGGGATTTGGGCGCGTCTTTCATAGTTGCATAGTTTCTGTATGGTGGACTTTGAGAGTTTGAACATTGACGCTAATTTGCCGTAGGAAAGCCCTCTTTCCTCGCGTGCGTCCCTTATGCACTGTACTGCATAATCTGAGATTCTTGCGTTGTGATGCGATTGCCCGATGCGATAGCCGTCTTCATTGACAGCGACGATGGCTATACGCTTGGTGATCATGTGCGTTTACGCAGGACGATGTCAAACCCTGCTGCGCCGGCAATAGCAAGCGCAGAGTCGAATGCTGGCTTTCGTTTACCGATCACCGTACCAGGCGTACCAAGCAAGCACCTCACCGTGTGCGCTCGGAGTATCCCTGCGCGATCCATCGCAACTGCAAGTTCCCCGCGTGTAGATCCTTGCGACTCAAGTGTCTCGCGGATATGCGTTTTAAATTCGTCGTAAGTGTTTATCGTCATCTACGTCAGTATATAAGTCAATCGGTTTCCCAATATACGGAACTGCCACGTTTATAGAATTTCATTTGATCAACGTACTTCTTGGTGTCAACGAAGTGCTTGTCCTTGACAGTGAAGTAGTTGTTTGGCAACAGCAAGAACCAACCTTCATCGGCAATGATCAGGCTCAACGGCTTGTGTTCTGCGGGGTACTGCGAGTAACCGTCAGCCCAATCAATAACAATACCCGTGTGTATGCCTGACGTTTCGGCGCGAAACGCGTTGACAGTCAAACCTTCAAGTGCTTTAAATTGCACGGCTTCAATGTTGTTTCCCATTGCTCCCCACGGCTGCGAGGAGTCATCAAAGTCAGGGTCAAACAAATCGGTCGTTGACAGCGCGTGAAGCGGCAGACCTGACCAGTGCGCTCCGGACGCAAGGATCACATGGCAAGATAGGTACTGACCAGGTCGAGCGTAGATCGCATGCCACATACCAGGCGTTGTGCCGGATGGCATGGCTTGGCCAAGGTATTGGTTGTCAACTTGCACATAGAAATGGTTGGGTAGGTTGGTGTGTCGCATTAATAGTCTGGAGATGAATCGTCAAAGAACCATAGCCACACCCCACAGGCGGCAAGGAAGATCAAAGCAATTGGTACGGCACAAAGCGTATGGATCATGCGGTTCTTTGGCGTGACGGTACAGGTCTGCGCGACATGGCAACGATGCGCGGCGGTTCTTTGGCGTTTGGATCCTTTGCCCACTCTGTCAACAATGACAGTTTTTCGGTGAACCAATAGATTTCTTGCAGGGATAGCGCATATTCCTCACGATAGATCTTGAGTACGGGATGAAAGATCTGTGCGCTGGTGCGGTACGGGGTTGCTTGAATGACAATGCCGTCATCGTCAACAGCGACAAACCCTGTCTTTGTCTGACCAACGGTAAAGCCTTCATGTTTTAGGTACATGACTGCTCGCACAATCCTGGCTTTGTTGCGGGTGGTTGGGTACATCATGTGTTAATCCGTGCAGTCACAAGGAATAGTGTGGTCATCGTTTGATTCGTTAAACAGGACACCTTGCTCGGTAATTTGGGTTCGGATTTGATGGTAAGTCGGGCGGTCTTTGCGAAACCGCGCACCTACCCGCGTTTCTTGGTCAATCCACCACTGCGCTAGTTCAGGCTGCTCGCGAATGACGCGCTCAACACGCGCCATGCCTTTAAGAAAGCACAAATCGCAATTGCCAAATGCTGGGTCGTTGTTTGGCAACTCAAGGTCAAAGTCATTTGCAGCCCACCAAGCAATGACTGCTTCTTTGTCAACTCCTGCGTCTGCAAGCGGCATGGCAATGTCGCGGGTTGGGTCGTTTCGCAATTTGGAAACTCGGCGCGGTTCATCGGCGCGTAGACCCAGGATTGTGGTGTAGTCAGGAAATCCAATTGATTCCATGTAGCGTCGCATAGGAATGACTTTAAGGTCAGACGTACAGAATCGCGCTACCGGGTTTGGTAGGTACTTCTTTGCCTCAACAAGTGCGCCAAACGGTTCACCATTGCGGCTGGCCGTATCACTGTCAACAATAGCAAACTTAGGTGCTTCAACCCTGTATTCAATCCACACTATTGGACACCACCGTTCAACCTGTTTAACAAACTCAAGCGTCTTGGCATGCTCGCGCCCGGTGTTGGCAAACATCACTACGCCACCATCAGGCAACTTTCCTTCCCAGGCATCAAGCACCATTCGCAACAAATAGCCTGAAGTGCGTCCACCGCTAAACGACATCACAAACGGTGGCTCAACTTTGTATGGGTTACTCACGCGTATCTCACGCTTGGCTTGCGGACATGCTCAATGGCAACGGCAAGGATTCGGCGTGACTCCGGTACATGACCGATGAAGTCGTTTACGCGCTTGAGTTCTTCGTTCGTCACGTTCTTCAACATCGCTTCAGCCCACACATCCCACGCAGCAAACTCTTCCGCGCTGATCGGGGTGCAACGCTGTAGGTCGTTGCGGGTCTGCTCAACCTCGCGTTCCCCTACCAGGTTCTGCGGGATCAGAGCGCAGTACGCCTTGTGTATTGCTGATATATCAGGCTTTGAGTCGCGCACTAAACGGTGCTGGCGAATGCAACTTTGCAGTTTGTCCTGATGCAGTTGACCCCACTTCTCGTTCAAGATGCTCGACAATACAGGCTCAAGTCTCCAC